ACCCGTAAAAGTAAAGCTCTCAACGACCTACAAGATTGCTGGCGTCGAGACGGACGAAATCACGATTCGCGAACCGAAGGTCGCGGATCTCATCACGGTTGAAAGTGTTGCAAATGGCGGCGGCAATAATGCCGTGCTGGCACTGATGATTGCCCAGCTCTCTGGGGCAACTCAGCCAGAAATCGCACAATTCTCCCTCGGCGATTACAAGAGGTGCGGCAAGATCGTCACCCCTTTCTTGATCGAGGCAAGCTCGGATGGCGACGCCTGACCATCTGGCTTAGCCAGAACCTTTACACCCCGATATCGACATTCATGGAAATGACGCCGCAGGAAGTCCTGCTGTGGCGTGATGAGGCCGTCGATCTGATGAAAGCAAAGAGAAAATAATGGCTGTCCTGAGTTCCAAGCTTGTTGTTTCGCTTGTCGATCAGATCACCGGGCCCGCTCGCGGTGTCGCTGCTGCGCTCGACGGTCTGAACCGTCGTGCCAGCAGAACAACGTCGGCCATTATGGGGGCAGGTGGCGGCTTTTCGGTCGGGGCGCTGGCTCGCAATCTCGTCGCCATCGGTGCGGGCTATGTCGGCGTTCGTGAAGGCATCGGCGGCACCGTCGGTGCTGCCATGAAATTCGAGGAAGCGTTCGCCGATGTCCGCAAGGTCGTCGACGGCACTCCTGCGCAATTGTCAGTCGTCCGATCCGAGATCCTTGGCCTATCCAAGGAACTTCCGGTCACTGCCGATGGCCTTGCCTCGATCTATGCCGCTGCCGGTCAGTCTGGCGTTGCCTTGCAGGAACTGACCAAGTTCTCGGAAATGGCGGCAAAGGTCAGTGTGGCATGGGACACGTCGCAGGGAGAAACCGGCGATGCACTGGCGAAGATCAAAACCCAGCTTGGCTTCAACGTCGACCAGATCGGTTTGCACGCTGACGCCATCAATCATCTTGCGAACAATACCGCTTCGGCTGCTCGCGACCTTGTCGAGTTTGACAAGCGCGTCGCCGCAACCGGCAAGATGTTCGGCTTTTCGGATACCCAGACGCTCGCTTTCGGTGCGTCTATGATTTCGGCAGGTGCTGAGGCGGAAGTTGCGGCAACCTCGTTCCGCAATATGGGGCGCGCACTGACAAAAGGTGAGCAGGCGACTAAGTCGCAGCGTTTGGCATTCGTAAAGCTTGGCCTCGATTCCGTCAAGGTATCGAAGAACATGCAGAAAGATGCGCTCAAGACCACGTTGAACGTGATCGAGCGGATCCAGCAACTACCGAAAGATCAGCATATCAGCATCGCTTCTGCCTTGTTCGGTGATGAGGCGCGGGCGCTCATGCCGATCATTGCCGATACAAAAGAACTGCGCCGCGAGCTTGCGATGATCGGCACTGAGTCGAATTACAGCGGATCCGCGTTTCAGGAATATATGGTTCGCGCCGAAACGACCGCGAACGCTTTGCAGTTGCTCGGAAACAAGATCAAAGCTTATGGCATCGGTGTTGGTGACAGCTGGTTACCGACGATCAAGGATATGAGCCTTGGTATAGGCGATGTGCTGGACACGCTGGATAAGCGAGTGGGCGTCATCGACAAGATCGAAATGGCCGTCAAGGGTCTGATGAGCGGTTTCGGTTATGGGGGTGAGAGTGGTACTCGCCAGCTGATCAACGATCTCGGTGATCTCCTGTTTGGCAAGGCATTTGAAGGTGACGGCACGCAGGTCGATCAGCGCATGATTGATCTGGCCAGGCTATCGAACAATTTCCGGAAGATCGGTCTCGACCTGAAGGCCTTCGCCAAGGATATCGGGTCGGGCGATATTCTCGGTGCTGCCGGGAATATCTCGGAAGCGATCAGTAAGATGTCCGGGGCTACCACAGTAATAAGTGCAATAGGTATAGCCGCTACCGGTGCGGCAATGATCACACTGGGGCGTGGAATTGCCAGATTGGCATTCTCGCCGTTTGGTCGAATTGGCTTAATTGCAGCAGCTATGGTCCCGCTCATCAATGCGGCAAAGGGCGCAGATAGCTTAGGTGATTTTGCCGACAATCTGAGCAAACTATCCTTGGTCGATTGGATTAGCATAGCTGCTGGAATGGCGGTCGTTGCTGGTCCGTTAATGAACCTTCGGAATTTGATTGCCGGAGGAGCAGCCGCTACCGCGGCTACAAC